ACTGGACTAGCCAGAGCCGTCCCCGAAACGGAAACTCCATATATTGGAGTTTCGGGGGCGGCGGCATTAACTCCCTCTCCTCTTGTTGGGATATGCATTTAGTGACACCAACTGAAGCGAAGTAAGCAAATTGTGTATTAGTACAAACAAATTAGATAACGGAGTTGAAGTTGCGTGTCGCGAATGCTGGCAATGCAGAAAGCGCCGTGTAGATGATCTAGTAGGCCGTTGCATTGCCGAAAGTAGGTTTTCAAAAAAAACATACGCAATAACGTTAACATACGCACAAGATGCGGGCGTTAACGCAGTGACATTGGTTTACAAAGACGTTCAGGATTTTCTTAAAAGACTGCGAAAGAAGTACAAATGTCGCTATATAGTAGCTGGCGAGTACGGCAGCGCAAAGGGAAGAGCACATTGGCATATAATTATCTTTTTTAAAGATAAAGCGCCAAATGTGGAGGAGCAAAAGCGGGTTCAGTGGAAATTCTGGCCCTATGGGTTCAGTTATTTTCAACAACCCGATTGGAAAGGTTTTGAATACGCGTTGAAATACGTGTTGAAAAACCAAGACTCGCGGAGTGCAGATGCACATTTAGCGATGTCTAAAAAGCCCCCGCTAGGCGCGGAATATTTTAATTGGTTAGCGGATGAACATGTACGCCAAGGATTGGCGCCGCAATCGTATTTCTACAAATTTGGAGACATACGCGATTATAAAAACCGCGATAAAAGTTTCATGATGACAGGCAGAACCAAGGAGAAATTTATGGAAAGATTTCTAGAAAGGTGGCTGGATAAATACGATACAGACCCGCGGTCTGAGATTGTAGACCAGTATATAGACGACGTAACTGAGTTAGAGTTTACGGACGAACAGTTAATGGCGCGCCTTCATTATAAGCCAGTCAAATACATACAGCCGTGGGAAAACTACGGCGATGGAAAGTTTGACACATATATTCAACACGATATGGAATACGAAGGAATACCTATTGTCGTGTGGGAATATGAAGACGAATTTCACATAATAACGGAACATGACAAATGGCACGAAAAAAGAGAAGTAATAGTAGAACAAATACAAAAACGGTCAAAAAAAATACGGTCGCGCAAGTTGACCGAAATATTGCGAGAAGAGTGGGACGATTAAAAGCACAGCGTCAAGCAAAAGTTTGGGGGGTAACAGACAATACTTTAGTGATCGAACCATTTAGGGTGCAAGCCCCGATCGCAAACCGCACACCCCCTGAAGAGGGAATAGCGAAGCGGAAAAAACCCATTACAAAATGGTCAGATAAGAATCTGCGTTTAAGGTGTAAGGACAGACCGAAAGATAATAAGTCAACAGGCGGGTCTGGAGGTAAAAGACAATTTGTACCGTGGTGTTAAATATTACAACTAAAAAGTGAAATACGTAAAAAAAGCAGTTGACATACAAATCAAAGTATGAATCTACTGCATGTAGTTAAAACGAAGTAAAAAGACCGCGAGAGAGTGTAGACATAATAGTAATTATGCGAACTAATCTCCCAGCGGTTGAAGGGATGACAATTGTATAAAATAATATTGGCAGAGATAGTCAAGCCAATCATCCGTCGTGCAGGTACTGCGATGGGTGCGACGTTAGTCGGAATGGGCGTGGCATCTGAGCAGGCGTTAGAAATTCAAACGGCGGCGATATCCCTCCTTCTTGTTTTAGCTGATCTGATTTTAAGCAGCTTAGAGAGGAAAGTGAGAGATGAATAAAACAATCGTAAATATGGCGCATGGCGCAATCATGGGAGTGATTATTTCGATTGCTCTATTTGGTCCCATTTTATTGGAGTGGGTGTAATGCAGTGGATTGGTCCAGCGTTACAGACCGCGGCGGCATTAGTGGGCGCAAAAGCGGCCAGTGATGCTGCAAAAGCAAGCCAAAAAGGTACAGATTTAAGAAAGCTGCGGAAGGAAGCGGAAGCAGCTGGGTTTAATCCTTTAACAGTGTTGCGCGCAACAGGTGGACAAGGATTTAACAGAGGATCAACCGGAGCGTTAGCAAGTGCTTCATTTTGGAGCAGTTTTGCGAATAGCGCAGGACAGATTGCAGGGCAATTTGATCCGTTAAGAAAAGCGCAGCGTGAAGCTAATTTAGCAGAAACGCGAGCACAAACAGCCTATTTGGGTTCTTTGACATCAGCGAATGGAAAAAGAATTGCAGGTGTGCAAACGAATGATTTGCCACAGGATTTCAGCAAAAAAGCGATGTCTTTGTCTGAAATAAATGACGCTGTAAATTCAGCAATTGGTTATTATGGCGATAAAGTAGTTGCTGCTCAACCTGTAACAACAACTGAAGTTAAGGTTATGTCAGACGGTGGTTCATTTACTGGACCAGCGGGTGATGATGCAGACGAACAGATATTAAATACGCTTTATGAGGGTATTTACATGACTAAAAAAGGGTTAACAGAATTATCGATGAACGCTTTTGGAATGACGCCTTATGGAGCGTTGCAAAGAATTGGATCTTCAAAAATGTGGGGAAGCGGTCAGATAAAATCTGTACCGATTAAACCGGCATTGCAAAGGCAAAAGCCTTTTGAAGGTGTCAATTTGCAATATCAATAATGTGTAAGCGTTGCAAAAAAATAAGACAAATTATTAAGAAAATCATCGGAAGGAGAAAAAAACGATGAGAGTAACGGAAATGATACCAAATGCACCGATTACGGTGCAAAAGAGTATGCGAAAGGCGCGAGGACGTGTTTTAACGTCAGGCGATGCAGGTAAAATCCTGCCCTTGAAATACGAATGGCTACACCGCGAAGACGGTGTGCAAAGTGGCAAAATCCGTGTTAACGTTGAAATGATGGAAACATCTGAAATGTTGATGAACGGTGTAGGCGTAACGTGTTACGCACACTTTGTACCAATGTTGGCGTTTGATCGTTTTAACGGTTCAATGAATGAATTGAACGCAAGTTATAAAAAAGAAAACGGCGTAGCGGGTAGCGTAGTTCCGTTTTTTGAGAGTAATAAGTTTTGGAATGGTACAAGTGTTAGCTCTTCTGCTTCCGGTACTGCATATGATACTACTTTAAATGTTGCAGGATTGGGTGATATAAGAGCTCCATTTTATCAAATAATGGGTATTCATACTGAGGCAGCTAGTCTTAATACAACTCCTGTTGAGGCCTATAACGCGATTGTAAATCATCGTCGTAAAGCACGTTCAAAATCATTGCCCTTAAGAAACGCTTTTGATCATACATTGGCAGAAGCGTTTTGGATTAATAACGGTATGCAAAATATTGTTCCAGATTTTGACCAGTCGTTAATTGATGGCGAAGTAAGTTTGCAAGGACTTACTTTTAAAGCTCCAATTAGATCTGAAAGTTATCATGATACTTACGCTCCGTCGCAGTCGGGAGTACCTGATAATATTGGATCAAATACAAGTCCTTCTGGCGATACAATTAATCCAACGTATGCGTTTGATGAAGTATGGGCGGAGTTGACAAGTGGCGGTAACGCAACGATGTCATTAGCGGATATTGATCAAGCACGTAAAACGGCAAGTTTTGCAAAATTGCGTCAAATGTATGACGGCATTGATGACGATTATTTGATTGATTTGTTGATGAGCGGAATTCGGGTGCCCGAAGAAGCGATGAAACAACCAATTTTGTTAGGCAAAAGTCAACAAATGATTGGCTTTAATCAACGTTACGCAACAGACGCAGGTAATTTGGACGAAAGTGCAACAAATGGTTATGCCACATTAGATATGAGTATTCGGACGCCTGCGATGAATACGGGTGGCGTTATTATGATTACTGCGGAAATAGTGCCTGAGCAGTTGTGGGAACGTAAGAAAGATTATTTCTTATATACAACAGATCCAGATACCCTGCCCTCGTATTTACGAGATTTTTTAGATCCTGAAAAAGTGGCAGTGGTGAAAAACGATCATGCTGATGTTAATCACGCAACGCCAGATGGGACATTTGGTTATGCACCGCTCAACCATGAGTGGCAGCGCGATTTGGTAAATGTAGGTGGTAAGTATTACCGCCCAGCAGATGATGCGTTTGACGAAGATCGAGCAAAGATTTGGTCTGCAGAATCGACAAGCCCAACGCTGAACGAAGATTTTTATCTTTGTACAGGGTTACATAAAAAAGTGTTTGCAGATCAAACTGCAGACAGTTTTGAGATTACAGCAATGACAGACATGAACATTGTTGGAAACACGGTGTTTGGTGCGGGTCTGCAAGAGTCAGATGCAACCTCAGATTACGACGCGATTACGGCGGATGTGGATAGCAGCCGTATCGTTAAGTCGTAACAGGTAGGGGGGTGCCTCCCGCCCCCCTGCCCTTTTAACATGAAGGAAAAAACAGATGAAAACG